GGTTTCTATGGTGAAGTATCTTTCGCACAAGTGGAAGACGCTGACAACACCTACGGTACAAAGTTAGGAGCAAAGTTCAATTTCTAAGTGAACAAATCTAATGAATTATGGATAGTAGTCTTCGGATTACTATCCTTTTTTATTTATGTTGAAGGATCACACCTTCAATACCATAGGTCAGAGACACCTCAGTGTCGGATCTCTGACTAATTGGCTTCTGGCCCTGTACGCAGGATACCCTTTAGCCGTCTAGACGGTGGGAAAGACCACAAAACTTCGAATTTAAATTGTGCACGATGATGATTTATACATTCAATACATTTTAAAATAAATAAAAAATGGCTAACGCTTTACAAACCGGAATAGGTAGAGCCAATCTATCTTCTGGTGTTGGTTATGATGGTAGTGCTGACAAGTACGCCTTATATCTCAAACTGTTCTCAGGTGAGATGTTCAAAGGTTTCCAACATAACACAATTGCTCGTGATCTAGTCACGAAGCGTACCCTAAAGAACGGTAAATCTTTACAGTTCATCTATACGGGTCGCATGAAAAGTGAGTATCATGTTCCTGGTACTCCTATATTGGGTAACGATGATAAGTCACCACCAGTAGCAGAAAAGACTATCGTCATGGACGATCTCTTAATCAGTTCTGCTTTTGTTTACGATCTAGATGAGACACTATCTCATTACGACTTGAGAGGAGAGATCTCTCGTAAGATTGGTTATGCTCTAGCTGAGAATTATGACCGTAAGATCTTCAGAGCTATCGCTCGTGGTGCTCGTAAGGCATCTCCAATTGATGCATCAGGTTACGTAGAACCAGGTGGTACTCAAATCCAGTTAAATGGAACACAAAATAATACACAAGCAACAAGTGCTTCTAACTTAGTTACAGGTTTCTTTGAGGCTGCTGCTGTATTAGATGAGAAAGGTGTAAGTTCTGAAGGACGTGTAGCTGTTCTAAACCCAAGACAGTATTACAACTTGATCCAACAAACAGGTGACAATGGACTAATCAACAGAGACGTTCAAGGTACAGGTTTACAGTCTGGAGAAGGTGTAGTATCAATTGCTGGTATTAAGATCTACAAGTCTATGAACCTACCATTCTTAGGTAAGTTCGGTACTGCTAATACTATCTCTAATGCTGGATCATTCGTAGGTCAGTCTATGGATTCTGCAGCTGGTAGTCAGTCTGGTACTTATGCAAGATCTGGTTATACAATTACAGTAACCAAAACAGCTCATGGTATTTCTGTTGGTGATAAGGTAGTATTTAATGCTACTGCAGGTAATGGTACTTCAGGTACTTATACAGTTGCTACTGTTCCTGATGCAAACACCTTCACAATTACTGACACTGCTACTGGTACTGTTTCAAGTTCAGCTTGTACATTTAACATTGCAGGTGTTAATAATAACTATGGTGAGTCTAATGACTTCGCTGGCTCTTGTGGTCTTATCTTCCAAAGAGAAGCTGCAGGTGTTGTTGAAGCTATTGGTCCTCAAGTTCAGACAACCTCTGGTGACGTATCCGTGATTTATCAGGGTGACGTTATTCTAGGTAGACTAGCAATGGGTGCTGATTATCTAAACCCAGCTGCTTGTGTTGAACTTCATGTAGGTTCTGCAGACGCTGCATTCTAAATATATTTTCTATATACACATGGGGAGGCTTCGGTCTCCCTTTTTTTTATTCCTTAAACTATGGCTATTCCCACAACAGTTGACACCGATACAGAACTATCCGCAGTGAATTCAATACTGGGAGCTATCGGTCAGTCACCAATAACAATTTTAAATTTTGAGAATCCAGAGATAGCATTTATATATAATCTACTGACCGAAGTCAACAAGGATGTACAGAATGAAGGTTGGGTATTCAATAAAGAATACAATGTAAAAATATCACCTGATAGTAACAAGCATATAACTATACCATCTAATGTATTAAGTTATGATTTACATTATGACGATGAGAAAAAAGATAAGAATGTAGTTAGAAGATCAGGTAAACTATGGGATACAATTGGTCAATCATATGAATTTGATGATGATGCATATTTAGATATCACATGGTTATGGACATATGAAGATCTACCTATGGCTTTTAAAAGATACATAATATCTAGAGCTTCAGTTAGAGCTGCTACTCAACTAGTAAGTAACCCACAACTTGTACAACTATTACAACTACAAGAAGCACAAACCAGAGCAACCTGTATGGAGTATGAGTGTTTACAAGGTGATCATTCTTATATGGGATTCCCTGAGAAGAGTAGCTATAAACCTTATCAACCATATAGAGCATTGCAAAGATGACCAGTGTCACACAACAAATACCTAACTATGTAGGAGGTATATCACAACAGCCTGACGAATTAAAAGTACCTGGTCAAGTTAGAACAGCTAAGAATGTATTACCTGATGTTACTCATGGTCTATTAAAGAGACCTGGTGGCAGGTTGATTGGTGGAAACCTTGGTGCATTTGATACTGCTGATAGTAAGTGGTTCCATTACTACAGAGATGAGAACGAACAGTACATAGGTCAGATCCAGTTAAGTGATGGTGATCTAAAGATGTGGAGGTGTGATACTGGAGCACTAACTACAATTAGATATAAACCTTTAGATTGGGTTACAGGTAAAAAGTATAATGTAGGTGATGAAGTTACAGCTAACAATAAGATATATAAAAATCTAACCGATACAGATACTGCATCTTCAGGTACAGCACCTTCACATGGCTCAGGTACAGCTGTAGTTGGACCTCATACATGGGAGTATGTAACTACGACAGCACTTAGGGAGGAAGCGTTAAAGAATTATTTAAAAACTGGCTTAGATGCTAATGGTGATGAAGATTTAACTAATAATAAAATCCATAAACCTGCACATCTACAGACCCTTACTCTTAACGACTTTACCTACGTAACTAACAGGAATAAGACTGTTGAAATGGCTGCAACAGTTGAACCTGTTAGACCTCCAGAAGCATATATAGCTTTAAAAAAAGTAGCTTATGCTAATCAATATTCAGTCAATTTATTTGACGACACTACTACTGAAACAGTAACCACAGCTACAAGAATTAAAGTACACTCATCAAAATTAGATACTGATAGTAGCTGCCCTAATACTGCAACAGAAATTTTTAAAGTTGGATCAGGAGATGACTTTAATTTAGAACAAATTCAAACATTTAAATTTAGTAAACTAGATCATGGACATAATGATGAAATTAGTTTTTTTGAAACAGATAATACTGCTCAAAATACAAAATTAACTTACTGTCCTCCTCCTTGGACAACAGGAACTTATTATGCTATAGGCGATCTTGTAACAGGTAAAACAGATAACTCAAAAATTTATAAAGCTACAACAGCTGGTACATCTACAGGTAGTACAGCACCTTCACATAATACTGGAGATGTGACAACAGGTGGTCATACTTGGACTGCACTTACTACGAATACATATACAGCTAATACTGCTGATAGTAATGAAACCGATCTTCCTGCACAGTTATATGATGGTAATGCTTGTATTCAAATTGAATCAGGAGCAATGACAGTTGCAAGTAGTGCAAATTTAACTACAATGACAAATGCATGGGAAGCACATTCTCAATATGCTAATCTTCCTTTTGAATTCACAAGTAGAACATGGGGAACTAGTACTGCAGAATTACAATTTAGTTGGAAAATTTCTGGTGATTATTCTGATCAAATTAGTAGAATAATATTACATAGAGGTAGTGGTCAAACTGGTAGAAAACATACTATTGGTGGTAACAATGTTGTATCAGCTGTTGACAGTGCATTAAAAACAACAGAAGGTCAATTAGATATAATCGAATATGGTTGGAGTACAGCAGCTAACACATTAGGTGCAGGTAGATCTGACTTATTCTTTAGATTAACTAATACTGGTCAGGCTGTACCAGATAGTACAGGTGATAACTATACTTGTAGATATACAACAACAGTTGATATTTTACATGGAGGTTCCGGTTGGCAAGTTGGGGATCAAATAAGAGTCTCAATGAAAGACGGGTCACATGTAATACAAGTAGAAGAAATCAGTACATCTCAAGTACAAGCTAATTTAGGTTTGATACGTCCTTCACCTACTTCATTTGATACTAAGACAACAGTTACTGCTGAAAGTATTCTTGGTGATTTACAATCTGGTATAGTAAATGCTAAAAAAGCTAATGCAGATAAGTCATTACCGAGAACTGTAGCTAGTTCTTGGGAAAATGCAACTACTGATGGTTCTGAAAATACAACAGTACAGATAATAGGTAACGGTATTTATATAAAAAGACCTACAGATGCATTCAATATCAGTTCACCATCTGGGGATTTGTTAAATGTTTTAACTGATTCTATTAAAGATATAGCTGATTTACCTAATCAATGTAAACATGGTTATGTCGTTAAGGTTGCTAATAGTGAAGCTGAAGAAGATGATTACTATGTAAAGTTCTTTGGTCATAATGATAGAGATGGTGAGGGTATATGGGAAGAGTGTGCAAAGCCTGGGACACAGATTGCTTATGACCCAGCTACGATGCCTATACAAATAGCTAGACGAGCTTTGAATACATTTGTAGTTGAACCAATTACTTGGGAAAATGCTTTAGTAGGTGATACAGATGCTAGTTATGGTACAAACCCAAGAGCTTCATTTGTAGATCAAACTATTAATAAGATGATATTCTTTAGGAATAGATTAGTCATGCTCAGTGATGAGAATGTAATTATGTCTCAACCTGGGGAATTCTTTAACTTCTGGAGTAAGTCAGCTATTACATATACAGCTACAGATGTGATTGACATATCTTGTAGTTCTGAATATCCAGCTATTGTCTATGATGGTTTACAAGTTAACGCTGGTCTGATATTATTTACTAAGAATCAACAGTTTATGTTGACTACAGATAGTGATGTACTTAGTCCGATAACTGCAAAGATAAATGCACTATCTTCTTATAACTTTAACTTCAATACTAATCCAGTATCACTTGGTACTACTACAGCTTTCTTAGATAATGCAGGTAAATACACTCGTTTCTTTGAAATGCAAAGTGTACTAAGAGAAGGAGAAGTAACTGTATTAGAACAAAGTAAAAATATTTCTAAAGCCTTTGATAAAAATGTAAATATAATAGCTAACTCTAGAGAAAACTCAACAATCTTTTTTACAGTTAGAGGTACTAGTAAACTATATGGTTTTAGATACTACACAACAGGAGAACAAAGACTACAACAAGCTTGGTTTGAATGGGAGTTAGGTGGTGAGATACAGCATATAGCTATGCTTGATGATGCATTGTATGCAGTGATTAAGAATAGCACTACATATACCATGCAGAAGTTCAGCATCAAGTTAGATGATAACTCTCATACCATTGTTGAAGATGCTACTTATAGGGTTCACTTAGATAATGCTAAGAGCTTTGCTCATACCAATTTAACGTATGTCTCAAATGGTCACTACACAAAGTTCGATCATACTGCAGCTGACTTCAATAGTTCCAGACAGTTGTATGCTGTTGCTGTGTCTACAGGATCAGATAAAGACTTCAATGGATTACTAACACCAGTCACTACATTTGATGATAATGGTACAACTAAGGTAAAGATACCTGGTAACTGGACTACAAGTGATAGTGATAAAGCATTCAATGTTGTATTAGGTTATGACTTTGATATGGAAGTTGAGTTTCCAACTATCTATATACAACAACAAGAAGGGGAACGCTTTAGATCTGATATACAAGCATCATTAGTATTACAAAGAACTAAGTTTAGTCTTGGTCCTAGTGGTGTGTATAAGGTAACTCTGAAACGAATAGGTAAACCAGATTATTCTGAAGTATTTGAATCAGTTAAAGCCGATACCTATACAGCTAACACAGCTGGTATAGATGGTGAGCAAGTTGTTAATATACCAATATATGAAAAAAATACTAACTTAACCTTATTACTTAATTCCCAACACCCTTCACCTGCAACATTGTATTCAATGAACTGGGAAGGTAACTACTCAGATAGATATTATAAACGTGTCTAAATACATTCACCCAATCACAAAAGAGGCTGCCATTGAGGTGGCCTCTAATTTACGTCTAGAAGACCGTAGAGAGGTCGA